CACTGCTGGGTTGCACCCTGGATCTTAATCCCACCATCGTCAGATGTGATCATAAATTTATTGGTGGAAATGATCCCCAACTGAGACCGTCTGCATAACTGCAGTTCTGATCAGTGCCGAGTCAATCACTGCATTCTGGGAAGTAAGGTGGATGTTCTGCAGATCCCCAACACCTGCACCACCTGCAAGCAGCGTTTTGATATTGGCATAACCGGAATCCAGGATACTGATCTTTGCATTGGCGGCAGTAAAATTTGTAGCAGTCAGGTCCCTGAAGCTTCCAAACTCTGCATCCAGGTTCTGTACCGTCGCATTGACCGCATTCAGATTCTGGATTGTTGCAAATTTCAAATTGGCAGTACCCACATCTAGCTTATTGATCATTGCGTGGTCGATCATCACCAGCTGTGCATAATACCGCTCCATTTCTTTTGTAGTGGGACCTTTCCAGTTTGCATTTGTTTCATCTTCTGATAAACCCACAGCCTCCACAGAATCCGTAAAACCGCCATCATACTCCCTTTCCAGTTTCATCAGCGGAACCTTATAGGAGCCCCCTTTTCTGTCTTCCACGGTGAGGACGTCCCACGGATCCAGCCGTGGGTCTCCCATCATCCGTAGGGAGCCTGGCATATAGGAAAAACCTTTCAGGGAATCCATCACTTTGTCCAGGGTATCCTGTGTCATAAACGGATTGGAAAAGATTACCACCCTTGGTCCATCTCCGGATGAAATAGAAACATCTTTCCCCTCTTCGTCCTGGCCAGTGTAGCAGGTAAGCTTTTCCACCTGGAACAGATAATCGTTGTGTTCAAAAGAATCCCAGTATCTGCCGGTGCTGACCGTATAACCGCTGTCCACGTAGCTGTGCAGTTCAATCTGTCCGTTTCTGTTACATACCGCAAAACAGCCATGAAGCTGTGCTGCGTAAGAAAGGACCTCCCTGCAGCTGTAACCTTTTGGAACCTCCATGGAAATGCCGGAAAGACCATCTGTTACAACCATTACCCCTGTGATTTCCTGGATCCTTTTCAGAACAGCCGCCGTATCCGTACTGTCTCCGTCCATAGAGAATGCACGCTCTGTTTTCATCATCCGGTCATAGGCTGTAAACTCAATCTGTTCTTCATTTCTGGATGGTTTTCCAGGCGTGAAATATCCCATGGGGATGTATTCCACCAGACCTTTCACTTCCATTCCGATCTGGACCAGGAGCTCATGCCCCTCAATGGCTTTTCCCGGATCCGGAATTATGATGGTAACGTACTGGCTCACTGTGGAGCCAAGGGAAAAATCATCCTCCCCTTCTGCTCCGCCAGTAAACTTGATACTTTTGGCATTTGTTATGGATACATCGTCATAAGTGATGAGTGCTTTAAAAGTTCGGGAATCCTGTAGTACCAGGTTTCCAAAAGCTTCTGAAGACTGATACACAGGACCACCTCCTACTCAGTCATGATCTCAAGTGTTTCCAGGTCAGCCACTGTCAGGGCATCATAACGTGGATCGTCACATTTCTCAATCTCTTCCTCAGAAACAGTATGGATACCAACCTCTGTCTCAATCGCCAGGAGCTCATCCAGGTCTTTTGCAAAGCCCTCTTTGTCCTCGATGGAATACTGCTCATTCTCAACCAGGAACTTTCCATCCTCACCTTTTGCTGCGTATTTCTCAAGCAGTTCCTGACGCTCTGCATCATAGGCATTGGCTGCATCACTGACTGCTGCCAGGTTCTTTTTGATCGCATATCCAAGCTTTACCGACAGCCGCTTCTCCCTTAAGGAAGCACAGCCATTGACAAAATTTAATATATCTTTATTTTTCAGTTTCATCTGCAGTACCTCCTGTTACACGCTCGTCCTCAGCCGCATAGACTAACTGGTTAAATGCTTCAATATCTTTTCTGCACTCTGTCTTGTTTACCTCATACAGGTCACGGTCCTGGACGGTAATGCTGGTACTCGCGTTCCCTGCTTCCGGAATCTGCGCAGACATGTACACAACAGGTCTGTCATTGATCATGCTGTTGAAATTCATGGATGTTGATTTTGTTCCTTTTAACATTTTGTTTTCCTCCTATTTTTGAATCAGATCCACAGCCACACCTTGGTACGTCTTCACACCTTTATGGTAGGTATATACAGGGTAGGCTGGAGCGCCTGCATAAAATCTTTTCGTTACTTTGGTATTTGTCCCGGGATCCAGGAAAGTCACATTAAAAAAAGCAGGGGAAACGGCTTTATCAATCACCACTGCCTGCTCTCTTGTCAGCGGCGGCCAGCTGCATTTCAAAGTATATTTAATCGCAATCAGGTCTCCCACCATCTCGCCATTGGCTGCACGTCCGGTATTTTTGGACCATATTTTTTCTTTGGTTACGGTAAGGCCATTCAGCTTAAGACCTGGCATTGGCACTCCATCAATTTCAATATCTGAAGATGTTTTTGTAGTAGTTGTTCCGCTACTTACAAAGTCACTCAACTGACCACCTCCTAACTAAATACCGGTTTCCCAGTAGATTTCTGATACTGCTGTCCCTTTTTTCGGACAATCTTAAACAACTTGTCTGCATCACCTTCCAGGTAAATATGGATCTCTGCCTCTCTGTCTTTGGACTGCGATCTGCTCTCCAGCGCATTGACCACAGCATCATATACACCGGCACGAATGCCTTCGATAATCTGGTTATTGTTGGCAACGGCATTTTTGCTTCCCATTCGGCCGACCAACTCAGGGCCGCTCTCGCGTGCCATGAACATTTCGCCGTTCTCTGGGAAACCGCCTTTGGCATACCAACTCAATCCAAAACTTGGTGTAGAGAAACTCACAGGACCTACGTTGTGTTTATTCCAGGATACGGAAACATGCGGTAGCGGAATATGTACGGAACCAAATCCACTGGCAAAATTCTGAATTGCATTTTTTCCGGTATTGAATAAATCTGGGATTGCATTGCTGATCTTATTTGGAAGATCCTGGAACCAGTCCCCTATGCCGTCCCATTTTTCACTCAATCCATCTTTTAAACCAGATAAAACATTTCCACCAGTCTCAACCAGCCAGTCCTTGGCATCTGACAGCTTGTCCTTCACCCTTCCTGGAATTTTCCCAATCCAGGTTAAGACAGAACCGATATTATCCTTCAGACCTTTCAGGAGTCCTGAAATAATAAAGCCACCCTGTTCAGCCATGACTGTCGATGGACTGTGGATTCCGAATGCATTTTTGAAACCATCGATAAATGGATCAAAGATATGCTGCTTGATCCAGGTACCGATTCCCTTCACACCATCAACAATACCTTTGAAAATACCCTCGACTACATTTCCACCGCACTCTTCAATCTTCTTCTGGAAATACTGCTTTGCCTCCTGCACTTTTTCGCTGATTACGCCTCCCAAGAAAGCCGCAAGACCTCCAAAAGCCGCACCGATCAGTTCGAAAGTACGGTCTGCGATTCCATTCCAGTCAATTGCCGCAAGACCTTCCCAGACTTTTTCTCCCAGCTGGTACCAGTCAATCCCTTCAAGAGCAGTTATTCCAAAATCCAGCAGACCTTTCAAGCCATCGGAGAATGTATCTCCAATGCCAGCAAAGTCAACCGTCTGGATCGCGCTGTTTACAAGCTCTGACAGTGCACTTCCAGCTCCTATCCAATCAAAATTATTGATGGATGTATGAAGGAAGTTCCAAATAGTGTTAAGCTTATTAGCGTAGGTTTGTCCGACCAAACTCCAGTCTGTTGTCTGGATGAAGCTATTCAGCCCGTCTGTAAGACCTTTGGCAATGTTGCAGACGGTTGTATTGATCTGGTTCCAGTCGAGGCTGCCCAGAGCGCCATTGATGCCATTACCGACCGCATTTCCAAGACTTCCCCAATGAAAGTTTTCTGCAAAAGTGTTTGCTGTTCCAAATACCGTATTAACACCTTGTGACAGAGTATTTCCCACCAGATTCCAGTCTGTAGCTTCAATAAAACCATTTAAAAATGTAGCTGTGCTCTTGGCGATTCGGTTACAGGTGTTCTTGATAGAATCCCACGGAATGTTCTGTAATGCTGCATTCAGCTTTCTGCCGACAATTCTGCCAATCTCTGTAAAATCGGCATTCTTCCAGGCTTCTTTCATCTGCGCCGCAAGTGCTTTCATTTCGTTTGAAACATTCAGTGTCTCAAACATGTCCTTTCCGGTAAGACCACCAGTACCGGCACTGTCAGAAGAACTGGAACCGGACGTATCATCCAGTTTATTAATTTGATCGAACCCAAGAAGTGTACGCTGCAGCTTTTTATTTGCATCATTTGCCTTGTTGGCACTCTTTGTGTTCTTGTCAAGACTTGCAGCATAATTCTGGTTCAGCTGTTTGGCTTTGATAAAGGTACCGGCGCCGGTCAAAGCACTGATAAGCTGTCCAATTGCATTTACCACAGAAATGATTTTCTGGATTACTGCATTCAGGATTGGTGCCACAATATTCAGTACCGGTGCAAATGCTGCTGCAAAAGCATTTTTCAGCTGAGTCAAGGAAGACATCAGCATGGAAAGGCTGTTATTGGTATCCCCGCTGTATTGAGACAGATTTTTGAATCCATCCACCAGTGCACTCCGTAGCTTGTTCACCAAGGCAAACAGACTTCGGATTCCCAAGGAATACTTCAGCAGATTTTTCAGTCCGCCGCCAAAGGAACTGCCATTGTCTTTTACTCCACCGGTGAACCGGTTTAGGATAGGAATTCCGCTTGTGAATTTCTGAATCAGTGCACCGAATAAACCAGATGTACGTCTGATCACACCGCCTACTTTTGAAAATGCAGAGGTGACTCCGCCAAGGATTCTTACCAGTCCACCCCAGCCTTTCGAAACCGCTGATGCACCGAGACCTGCTACCTTACCAATGCCACCGACAACTGATTTTCCCAATCCCATTGCCTGCTTTGGAAGAGATACCGGTCTCTCTACATCCGCACCATTTGCTTTCATCTCTGACATCTCAGCTTTATATCCTTCAACGGCATTCTTTGCCTTTTCGATGTCATATTGCAATGATTTCCATTCCCTGCTCTGTTCTTTGACACCAAGTGCCTCCAGTTTTTTCTGCTTTTCAAGTAAATCAGCCAAAGCATCTCTTGCTTGGCCTGCTTCCTCCCGAAGCTCCTGAAACTCCTGCGTTGGAACCTTTATCCCGGATTTTACCTGAAAGTCTTTTACCATTCCCTTTAAAGAAACAGAGGACATTGTTTTCCTGATTTTCTGTAGCATCCCCTGGATCTGCGATGTACTTTTCGCAGTGTCCTGTTTGGCACTGTCCAGCGCTTTTTTCAATGGGCTCTTATCCGCTGTCACGGTAACCTTTAAGGTTGCAAGATTCTTATCGTCTGCCATTCATTTCACCTCCTCAGGGCATAAAAACTGGCAGTCGGGTTATAAGCCTAACTGCCTTCGTCTGTTTACTTCTGCAATATATGCTTTTCTTCGTTCCTTATAGTCTTCCATCTGCTGTTTCAGCTGGTTCTCTTCCCAGGACTTTTTCTCTGCTTCAAAGAAACTGGGATAATAATCCCAGGGATGGGGCATTGCTTCTTTATCACCAGCAACAGGTGCCAGGATATTAAGTGCAATCACTTCTGCTATAATGAAATCGTCCTGAATTTTCAGCTTACGTTCCTGCTCTTTTCTCCTGCCATAGCTTTCCAGCATGTCTATGATTTCATTTACAGAAGAATTCCAAAACAGGTCAATGGAAATACCTGCATCAAGGGCATACGGGTACAGTTCGCTCAGAAACTCTGAGGTTGTCTTTACTGGTTCTCCAGCTCCTCCATGATGCTCTGAGCCTGTTTCTCCGGGAAAAAACCCGAAACCACCAGGGTAGGGATTACCACCTTTTTGAACAGATCAACCTGGTTTCCACCTTCCTCTGTCCAGGAATCGTAAATCTTCTGGATATCCGGGTAATCAATTCCATGCTCCCAGGACTCCATAGCCGCCTGAATAATAGTCAGCATGACCGACAGGGAGGGCATGTCTTCCACCAGGTTCATAATATTCTGGCGATACTTGTTCTCCAGCTTGCCAATTGTAGAAGCTTTCAGTTTCAGTCTGTAATCCCTGCCTTTTACTGTCCAGTACCAGAAGGGCTTGCGCTTCTTTTTCTCTTCATCCAGGTTTACAACCTTTTCCTCTTTCATCTCGTCCTTTTCGGACACATCATTTAATCCGCCTAAACTCTCCATGTGCTACCTCCTTATGCCGGATCCACGTATACAATATCAGACTGCACGATCATAGTCAGTTCGAACTCGATCACACCGTTGACGCCTCCACCAGTACGTTTTACGGAGACCTGTGCGTCATACTGGATTTTGGTGCCATCTATATCTGACTCTTCAAAACTTAATACTTCTTTGTCCTCTGCCGCCTGACGCATAACACGATACGGACTGTCTGCCTTAGTGTTATCGTACTTGTACTTATACACCATATCTGGTAAGTCACCAATTCCAAGCTCATACATCTTATGAGGGTCTGTAAGAGTTGTATTTTCTACTTTTTCCGGCTCAGAACCAAGCTCCGGAATCTCTTTCAATCCCGGAAGGTCTTTATACGCGGAGCTTGCTTCAGATTTCTTTTTATATCCTAACTTTGCACCATTTGCTAACATGCTTCGATCTCCTTTCTTAATTCAGCCAGTATACCTGGTCTGAATCCATATCAATAATTCCTTCGTACCTCATCTGCTTATGCTTCATGCCGGATGGATCCGGAACATCTGCACAGCCGATACGCTTTAACCCAAGAGCGGACACAGCCTTATCTACAGCAACCGCAGTTGGTGAGGTATTTTTAAGATCCCAGATATCAATGCGGTACCGTACCTTGGATTTATCTTCTCTCATTCCTTCCGCACTTCCACTGCCTTCAAAGACGCTGTTGTCTTCTTCGGTAAACTGAATGGTTGGTTCATTCCCTGCCCACTCTTTCGGGTATGTATCAGACACATGCTCTGAAACAGTGAGCAGTGCCGCGAATACTTCATCTTTTACATTTTTCATTTAATGCTCTCCTTTATAGCAGCTGAAAAATCAGCTTTCATTCCCTCCAGAATCTGATCCTGACTGTCTTTTAACGCCGGATACATGAACGGATAGGCGGGCTGTCCAGTGCACAGATAAAAGCGTCCATCTGGAGTATCCAGGTAAAACCAGTGGTATTTCTCAGCCACACGCCTATCCACCTGGCTTTCATGGATCCACCAGGGATTCTGCGTATAGGCTGGCGTAATCTCTGGTGAAATGCCTGCATGGTTCTCCTGACCTTTCGGTCCGGTACCAAATTCCAGATAGGTCGCATAAGGTTTATTTGTCCAACAGACACCAGTTACCGTATCGCCGTTATCTTCCACTTCTGCATAAATGCTCTGCCTGAGTTCCCCTGTATTCACATGTACATTCATAACGGCTGCGCTTCGTACAGTTTGGATAGCATTCCCGATTGCTTTATTCAGATCTACATCTTCCAGCTGATCCAGCTTTATTTCCAGTTCATCCAGACCTTCCGCGCTCATGTCCGTTCCACCTCCAGCGTCAGAAAACGGTATGATTTAATTGCAACAATCCTGTAATCCGGCTCAGTATTCTCACCGACGAACAGGCAAATTCCATCCAATTCCATCAGATCAATACCATTATCCAGAATGTAATGCAACCGTCCATTTTCATCCGGCTTGATAGCATATCCTCCGTCAATTTTCACATTACGGATGTACCCAAGTCGCTGTCCATACTGCTGCGCCTGTACTTTCCCGGAAGCAGGCCAGGATTCCCCAGAAAAAGAACTGGCAGCACTGTACTCTTCGTAAGTGCTGCCCTCTTTGTCCTTTTTTACCATCCGTTTTCTGTGATAATAAGTCTCAAGTCTGCTTTGTCTTAGTCTCATAGGTTCTGCCTCCCACTCTGGCTAGCCGGAAACGGTTCAGTACATCATAAATCTGCCTGGGAGCATTGTCGAAAGAATAGGACTCACCGCCTTCACTTCTGCCTGTCTCGCCCTCTGTTCCCAGACGGTTCAAGGCAATCAAAGCAAGATCGCGCACAGCTTTCTCAAGCCCGGTAACAAGCCTGATCCGGTTGGTATACCCCAGAACAAACGCTTCTGCCTCGTCAATCAACACTCCAATCAGTTTCTCATCATTGTTGCCGGTAAGAATTTTCAAACGCTCTATGGCTTTTACTTTCTCTTCATCCGTCAATCAAATCACCCTTTCAGGACACCAAGCAGTTCTTCTTTGCTCAGACTGGAATAACCGGAAAGACCTTTTTCCTTGGCAACAGCCCGAAGCTCTGCCAGGCCCATGCTGTCAAGGTCTCCAGGAGCTTTTGCCTCTGAGGATTCCTTTTTGGAATCCCCGGAAGTCTCTACCAGCTTATAACCATCTTTAAGCAGCTGCTCACACTTGGAAGCATCCACTTCACGTTCTATATTTTCTCTGATCACTCTCATGCTTTTGCCTCCTTGATATTCACATAAACGGAATCCAGTTTGTTCTCCAGGATCCAGATATCATGGAATCTACGGTAATCCAGCTGCCATGCGTTTAATTTCTGGTTTACTAACGGATCAAAGATTCTCATGACATCCTGTTTTGTGATCGCGATTGGTGTGGTTACCGGGCAGATAAAGAAGTTGACATTCTTTGCGGTGGCTCCCTTTTCATAACCGCCCTGTTTCTGCCCCTCTGTCTTTCCATCATTGATCTTGATAGAAGTATACATACGGTTAGAGGATGTTGGAATAATCGGCACGCGGTCCACAGAAGGAACCTGTGTGTCAATGCCGCCTTTGGAAAAGGTTGTCGCAGTGATTTTTCCAGCAAGTTCCAGTTCCAGCTCCATGATAAAATCAGTAGTTGCCTGGCATACAAGAGGTCCGGTATAGTTATCCCGTACCGCCTTGATACCTTCTTTAAAAGCTCTGAGCGCAGAAGTTCCAGTGGCTCCCGGAGTGTAACCATAATCCACCATTCCTGCCTTTTCTGCTGTGATTGCCTCTGTAGCCACTTTAGAGATACGGTAAGCGTCAATCTCCGGAACTACGTGCATTCTCTGGAACTCACCCATAACAGCAGACGCTGTTGGAATGAAGTTCGCCTCGTTGATATCCATTGGATCAAGATTGAACAGACGCCCACGATCCTGAGTCATTGTTTTTGTCTGATAACCCAGAGTAACGGAGCCCTGTGTATATCCGTTATCCCTGTCATAATCTCCCATTCCCTGAAGGGACATTTTCGGGATCTTTACTTCATTTCCACCGTTATAGATCACGCGTCCCGCATTGGCGTCCATCCATCCGGTTGTTGCTTCCTGTACTGCGACCTTATCCAGCATAGTCATAAATAAGGTTGCAGCTGCTAATGTGTTAATTGCCATAATTTATTCACTCTCCTTTAATTATTGCCCATCATGATGTTATACACCTGCTCTTCCAGGGCTTTCTGTGCGTCACCGCCTGGTGCCTTCTTCGGAGGCTTGCCGCCTTTCAGCTTTTCCTCCACTGCAGTCTCTACAGCTCTCTGGAACACTTCCTTGACTTTCTCCATGGATTTCTTGCAGGTATCAGCGTCCGAATAATCCAGCACCTCTGCAAGTTCCTGGGGAAGCCCATCACTGGCAAGGGTGTTCTTGGCTTCTGCCATCAGCTCCTTGCGTGTGATTGCTGCCTCTCTGTCAGTAAGTTCCTTTTCTCTTTTCTGCTGCATGTACTGCGCTTTTTCTTCCTTTGTCATCTTGGCGAGCTTCTCGGCTTCGGAAAGCTTATCATCCGCCAGTGCCTGCCACTTCTCCTGGGCTTTTGTCACTGCCGTATTGACCGCCTTCTGGACACGTCTGTCAAACTCCGCCTGGTTGCCGCCGGTCTTCAGAAAGTCATCAAAAGATGGAGGGGTATCTCCACCAGCTCCACCTTCACCGCCTGCGCCCTCGCCAGATCCACCGCCATTGCCGCCATCAGCCCCAGCGCCGTCTCCTCCTTCTTCAAAAAGCTGCAGGTTCATTGGTACTTTACAAAATGCTTTTACAATTCTATTTCTCATGTCTATCCTTTCCGCCCAGCCTATTCCCTTTCAGGGCCCGGGCCATTCGTTTCAGATTTTCTAGTTTACCCTCGTTTCGGAGCATAAAAATAAGACGCGTCACCCTGCGTCCCAGAGGGAGATAATTGGATCACCTATTCCTTTCTCTGTGCGGTCTTAGCTGGTTCCTTCACGATTTCAGCCATGCCTTCCTTCACCAGGTGATCTGCCCTTGCCTCGTCCACCTCCAGGACGGTACCAGGTTCGATTACCTTATGCAGACGGATGTCGCTGTAACGCTTGATTGCTTTTATTTTCATGGTTCTCACCTCCTCTTGCGCCGGCGCAAATTTAATCACTGTGTGTGACTTTAAGTCCCCACTGCGGAAGGAAATTAATCTCATAATGGTACTTGTCCACATCCGATCCAGAAATGTCTTCAACTACATACATGGTATAGTCATTCAAATAAACATAGTCTTTCTGGTACTTCCCTTCTGCGGTCTCAATAATTACTTCCAGTTCATTTGAAGAGTTATTCTTCAGTGCAAATGTTCCAGTCAATTCCAACAGGATTGTATCTGTTCTGGCATTCAAAACAGTAAGTTTTCTGGTTACATTAAAGTTATCTGCCTCCTGTGAAATGTTCGCGCTCACCTGGTCAGCTTCTGTGCAACCCGTAGCTGCAAAACACACCAGGATTACCAGTGCCATTAATACTGCAATTCTTTTGATTGCTCTTCTTTTCATTTTCTTGACCTCTCTTTCTTAAAAATAAGTACAAAAATAACACGTCTTATGGCGTGCTATCATTGTTTTTGTAACGGTATTAACAATTGTTAGTTAGAAATTACCTTTTCTATATCATCCATAGTTGCGTTAATAGTATCCCAGTCAGCAGGCGAATCCCCTACATCCACAAGGAAATGTGTATCATCTAATATCTCAACAACTGCTGCCTTCCGTCCATCTTTCAGAAGGACTGTATCAAATTCTTTTATATGCATTTACTTCGCCTCCTTAATGTACGTACTGGTCAGCTTTGTTGTGCCATCAGCCTTTTTGATCCATGCAACAATTACATTTGCTGGTGTGTCCTTAAGGCCATACAAAACCATTTTCTGTTCATATCTATCACCAAATCCTTCATTTCCTTTGAACGTGGCCGGATACTGCGTTGTGCCTTCTTTCAACGCTTTCTGAAGTTTCTGCCAATTATCTATTCCATAACCCAAGCGATCTGTAAAGGCTCTGCCCTTAGGATAACCTTTCTCACTGTTCTCATCAAACAGATATTTCGTAAATTTAGGCTCTGGCAAAATTGCGTTTTCTGCATTCGGCAGTTTCAACTCTGGATGCTGCAGAAGCTCATTCCTTCTCTGGTAATCCAGCTTCATGAATCTCCATTTCTCAGGTTCATTATACTTGATTTCCTGGAATCCTGCAAAACTTTTTGGAATTTCTTTTCCCAGGGCTTTCTGATAGCGTTCATACTGTTCCCGGTCTGATGCACTGTTCTTAGTAGCCTTCTCCTGCGCCTCAGCTTTGGCATTCCCTTTCACGTATTTCTCATACCACTGGTCATAGGTCATATTCGCTGGCACCTTCTCTATACGGCCTGTAGCCGGGTTATAGGCGCTTCTTTTCATCCGGGCGAGAGTTTTTTCATCAATAATACTAATGGTTGTAGAACGGCACCAGGGATGCATGGGCGGATAGTTCTTTCCCACTTGCCTCTCTGACAGTAAAAATACTTTTCCATCCAGACTCCGACAGATCTCACTGGTACGTAAGTCCAGGGTTGCGAGATACCGGTATTTCTCTACGCTGCACTCCTCATAAGCCCTGGCGGTAAGCTCACCAGCTACAAAGCAACTCTCTGTCCTCACCAACCGTCTTGCCTGGATAGCTCCCGCCCCAAACTTATATTCAATAATCTGTGCTGTTTCCCGATCAGTACGGCCTGTGAGAAGACTGACCAGCATTTCTTCTTTCAATGTCTGCGCCAGATTTTCTGTGTTCTTCCAGATACGCTTTGAGTAATGCTTTCCAGACCAGTTCATCCGTAGCACCTGATCAACCTGTTTCTGGCTGATATGGGAAAAGCTGAAGCCAAGACCGGTACGCTTCTGGACATTGTAAATAGACTGGTAATAAGCCCTTTCTCCCAAATCACGGAGGAAACTGGTGTCAAACTGCTGCTCCTGGTGATAGACATTTTCCATCAGCCCGTCTACCTGCTGCATAACATCCTGTAGTCTTTCAAGCCTTGCGCGGTATGCCGGAGATTCCAGTTCCTGGACAAGCTCCTGCTTGTTCTTTTCTGAATAATCTTTATTCTTCAGTGTCTGCAACAGTTCATCTAAAGAAGTCTTATCCTGTAAGGTATCTAACAACCGGCGCGCTTCTGTCTCTGACAATTTGTGCTTCGTCATATATTTTTCAAATATATCTTTCGCAGCGTAAGTCAGATTCATAGAAGCACTTCTGTACACTTTTGCAATCAGATCAGCTGTGGCTTCCGCATCATCCAGATTCTTGTATAAGTCCCACACGGCGCGTCTTTCCCAGTAGTTGCTCATTCAGCATCATCCTTTTCAGATTTACCTGGTTCCTTGTGATCCGGATTATCATCTTGCGGTGGTGTGTTCTCCTGCATGCCAAAGACCTCCTGCTGCCGTTTCAGGTTCTCTTCTGTCTCTTCATCCAAAGCTTTCAGTTCCTCGTCCACATCATCCACAAATGGTACCTGGGACAGTAGTGTTTTTCTGCTTACTTTTCCCCACAGGTTTGCCACAATCTGGGAAATCTCCAACAGATTCTTCGGCAGTGCCCTGGTAAAAGTCATTGTGATTCCGGCCGGATCCACACTCTTGCCATGGAGCGCCAGATAATTGCAAAAAATCCGAATGCGCTTTCTTAAACCTTTTCTGTAATATCTGGTCTTTATCTTGGTGATGTTCTCCATTCCCAGAAGCTTAAACTCCATAGCCACACCAGACACGTTTCCACCAAAGGATTCATCCGACATGCAGGGAATATGGGAAAACTTGTGGATATCCTGCTCAATGGCTTTTTTCAGTATTTCCACTCCAGATTCATCAAATGTCCTGGTCAGATACTCAGCCTTAGATGTATCAGGCATTTCAAGTACCTTGTACTTTTTCAACCTTTCTTTTGCCTTTTTGATGTTCTGGTCTTCCTCTTCTGTACCAGGCTCATCCTCATCTGAGAGCAGCGTACCATAAATGGCAAGGATGGCATCAATAAACTGCTCCTTGTCTGTAATACGGTCGCTCATCAGCGCGTTGTAAGCGTCGATCAGAGGAATCTGAAGCTCAAAGTCCCCAATGGCAAGCTTATTGTTTAGATACTCAATAATCGGGATTTCTCCCAGATAATGGGGAACTGGCAGTTCTGTTGTCAGCTGTGGTACTTCATTGTTCTGGATGTCCAGCTCATACTTGTAATTCGGCGTCAGCACGGTTGCTATGTAATGCTCCGGTCCCGTCCCTGAATCGTCTTTCCGGACATAATAATAGACAGCAAAGAGCTCGTTTTCCTCAATGCTGTCATCTTTTACCATGAACGTATTTTCCGGGGACAGGTTCTTGGTCAGTAGATTATTCTCATTTTCCTTCACATACACATATTCATATGCCAGGCCATAGATGGAAAGATCCAGACCATTATCGCCGTCAGTCTCATCTGCCCCTGCTGTCTCCAGAGAATCTGTCAAATCCTTTATATCAGCATCTGACTTATAAGTAACAGGATTTCCGATAAAATAACTGCTGGCTGTGTCTGAAATGTCCTTTGCATGGTTGCATACCAGCCTGTTTTCCCGCTTGGCATCTTCCAGGATCTTATGTTTACCCTGGTAATAAGCCATGTTCTTTTTCAGATTTCCAACCAGGCTGATGTGCTTACTGATCAGCTGACGGATGATCCTTTTGTCCGGTGCCCGCTCGTCAAATTTTTCTCTTGGAATTGTAAATATATACATCGTTCTCACCTACTTATTTCTCGAAGTCTCGCTACCCTGCTGCCAAGCACTGTGCTCACAAAGTAACGTACAGCGTCACAGCTGTGATCGTGCTGCTTAACTGGCTTATCCTCCCCACGTTCCAGGGCTTTTTCATCCCAGATGTAGGAAGCAAATTCTTTTATGGTTTCTGTACAGGAACTGGCGAATTTCAGCAGTTCCAAATTCAGCAGCATTCCCACTAGGCGGATTCCATCCAACACATCATTGTTGGCTTTCAGCACTTTGTACCCGCGCTTGCGGAGCTCTGCAATGAAGGAAGCTGCAGATGGATCCACGATGATTGCTTTTATCTTCGTGCCATCCAGCCATTTTTTTAAATCATCTGCATATTCAGAATCTGTTTTCTGTTTGCCTTTATCACGTCCTGAATAGTAATATTCCCGGATGCAGTACCAGACTCCATCCCTGCCTTTGTTCCAGAGCAGGAAGACAGTCGCGTTCTGAGTACCATAGTCACAGGAAACATATCGGTTGCCGTTGATCAGGAGCTGAAAGAAATCCTTAATATCGAGGACATGCCTGGCTTCGTCAAACATATCATAAATGACGCCCTCTGCTGCCGCCCATAATCCCAGGATGTAACGCTTGAAGAATACGCCAATGTACATGCTGCGGTATCTGGCTTTTACCTCTTCATCCAGGGACAGGTTGTCATCCATGGTAAAATGCAGGTACAGCAACTCTTTCAGTCCAGGATCTTTGCCCTCAACTTTTGCCTTCTGGCGGATCTTCTTTACCTGTTCTTTTCCCAGGTAGCCCGTGGCTTTATCGATCCAGTTGACCTTGAACCAGTGATACGGCCCGTCCGGGTTACAGTTAAACCAAAACTTGGAGCCTTTCACAGAGCAACGTCCTGTTGCCTGGTTGACAAAGGATTCCGGCATCAGTGCAACCTCATCAAAGAACACACCAGCCAATGTAATACCCTGAATAAGATCCTGAGAACGTTCATCTTTACCGCCAAAGATGTAGAAATAATTTTCAATGCCATTCTTCCGCACAACTACCAGATTGTCTGCGCGGTGATCCGTGATAGAGTAACCTCTTGACCGGAGCATGAGCTTCAACCAGAACAAAACATTTCGCCGAAAGGAACCGATTGTCTTTCCACACATGGCAAAGTTCTGACCTGCAAAGCTGCTCATTGCCCACATAACAAAAGACAGCGACATGCTGACAGTCTTTCCTGATCGGATAGCTCCGTCTGCTATGATTCCATCTTTGTCATGGACTGGGGATTCTTTGCACCACCAGGTCAGTACCTGTTTCTGCTTCTTCGAGAATGGAGAGAAGTGAAACGTCTGGCAGTGCTGTCTGGTTGTCCGGTTCTGCTTCATCTGCTGCAGGCGCTTCTTAAGGCTGCTCAGTTTCTCATACATCCTCATCACCCCAGACATTTTCGGCAGAAGCATTCATGGCTTCCAGGAAGCCATCATCCGCTTCTTCCTCGTTCTGTCCATCCTGTTTCAGAAGCTCCAGCTCGAACTTCATAGTTTCAAGCTCCAGATGAGCATCATCATAACCAAATTTATGCAGGGCTTCAATTGCCCTCTGGCGTCTGGCCTGGACTCTGGTCAAAGCATCCTCGATGGACTGGATCTGACCAAGGATTCCTTCGTATTCCCTCAGGAGTGTTGGCTTGCCTTTCTCCATTCCAGATTTGTACTTTGTAACAGACATTCCGGGAGGTGCTTTTTCAAGCTCATTCTCCCCTTGGTCATCTTCCGGATCCGAAGTCTGCTCCAGGAGTTTCAGGGATTCAATCCGCTTTAACATACGCCGTTCCCGGACGGTCAGCAGTTGAATCTCCTGCAGAAGCAGCTGCTCTTTATCTGGCTGTACTGTCTGGATCAGCTTCTGTTCATCTGGTTCTAAGCAATCAAAAAAGAGAGTCTCAAACTCTCCTGTCTTAACTGCATTCTTATTCTCCGGCGGACCGGTTGCATTTTGATTGCCTGGCTGACCACCCTTTTTCCTTTTTGCAACGTTGCGTTTTTCTTTTGCAACGTTGCAATCCCATTTATATCTATTTTTCCAACTTCGAACAGTACCTTCCGGCAGATTCAGTTGACTTGCAATCTCAACTAATTTCATGCCTTTCAAACACATGGCCTTCGCCTGTTCAATTCTTGGATCCGGCGCTCTGGCCATGTCTCATCACCTCTATTCGTCGTTTTTGGGTACAACAAAAGCAGCCCCGGAGAGCTGCTCTGTTTTTGATTGTGTGCTTATATATCTTTCTTATTTGCGTCACACACGTCTTTGAAATCTTTACAAATTTTTTCTTCAGAAATACCAGATAAATGTAATGACAATTTCACACACAATTGATCTCTTACATCATCATCCTTAACTCTATTTATCAAGTTAATCGCTTCTTCAATATTTCCATCTTTTGTAAGCTCGATAAAAAACTCTGATATTTTTTCATTTGCTTTATTAGATATATTATAAAATAAAGCAGCTGTTGCCTCAATCACAATACCAGAAACAATTCCTGGCCATTGAGTATCCCCACTTTGAACGCCATGCCAGATACTCCATATGATAACAGCAAAACCCGCAATATTTCCAAAAAAGCATAGCCTAAAAGCCCATTTTGATTGAGATAATCTTTGATCGTGATAACTATCTTTCTTGTTCTTTGTTATGCTACCCTTTTTATCCGCTGTAAACTTTCTTTTTTTCGTTTCTGGTTTGTATGAATTATTCTCAGTTGTAAAACCTATCTTTTTTGTTCCCATAATTACTTTCTCATCAATCCAGTTGTTAGCGGATTTATCAAAATTGTATTTCCACAATTTTTGCAGGTAACAGGGATTACTGGAATAATTTTACAATCATTAACAACAATCAGATTACCGTCCTTAAACTCTCTTAATTCAAAGATTCCTTCGATATTCCATTCATTTTCATGACACATGGGACATTGTGTCCCATTCCATTTTTCATTCAAAAAATCAATTATTTCTCTACTATTAGGTTTTCTCATAAATCCACCTCTTACATACATTTTTATCCATTCTATCACTTTACTCATGTTATTTCCAGCCTTTCTTTGTAGCAAAAACGCCCCGTATTTCTACAGGACGTTTGTTAAAAATGTATGTAGTTGGTAGAGTTCCTCTCAAAGCCAATCGGAACACCAGGACTCGAACCTGCGGCTCGGCTTAACGGCTCATGCTCCCTCCCGATCGGGGAGGTGTTCCGAATTTGTGATCCATACGTGCCGCTGTATCAATCACTTGGAGGTTTCTGTGTTCTTTTCTCTGAACCACATTTTTATTTACGTCTGCAACATTTTTCTGTTTTCCTACCCTCGAAGTACACAGACAGCGTTGCGGCACTTGTCAATCATTTAATAAGGAGCTATTATGAAATCTTTTCGCCAATCCCAGTGTACATACTACCATAGCCGAAGCGGACATGACCGGACATTTTGAAAATTTTATAATATTTTTTCAAGATATCGGTCATGACGCTTTCTGCAGCTGTCTTCTGTGTACTTCCGTTTTGGAAACCTGCTGTTCATGTTTGCTGCTACCGCCACCCATGTCATATCATCCAGGTAATAAAAACGAAACATCATTCTCAGATCGCTTTGTGGGATTTCCCGGATAAAATCATCTACTGCATTCAGTGCGTCCTGCAGTTCATCTTCCAGTATGTGAAGCTTTGTTACCCGCTTTTTGATCATACCCTTCACCTGATCAACTTCTGGAAAAGGATAGCCGGTTATCTTGATCGGACCGAAGGTTCCATCCTTTCTGGTTCCCTTCACGGTATCAGAAACCACACCCTCATTCTCGATCTTGACCAGCCTGCGCCTGTCCCGGTCTATGCGGTTATGTAGGTCTTTGATTTCTTCCTTCAGCTCCACATACTGCTCCAGCACCGTCTTGTCCATCTCTGTCACCTCCCACAAGCTGTTCATATCTATGTACCCGCGCCAGAATTGCCGGTTCTGATCTGGCATCCTCCAGGAGCTTCCTGGCCTTGTCCGGGTTCATGCTTAATTCCTTGGCAACCTGCAGCACTCTCTTCTCATCAATCATCTGGCACCTCCACTTCCGGCCAGTCATCCGGATATGCATCGCTGTTATCAAAATACTCTTGACATATTTTCCGGATAGTGCAGTCACAACAGTATCTGCAATCACAATACCGCTTAATTATATTTATTGCTTCCGCAGCTTCCTGGTCTGTCACTCTTTTCTGCTCCACACTTATGATTTCAATCATCATGCTCACCTCTGTTTTTAATCATGCAGGAGCCAGGCGATCACACCGAAGGCTCCGATTAGCACGCCAACACCCATTGCAACGATTACGTCTATCATTGTTTCATCTCTCTCAGATGCTCAATAATCTGTGTCATACTCTTTTTGCAGTCTGCGAATCTCTTCCAATCACCTTCCAGGAGATAGTATTCTGTGGTAACATAATAGCCGCCGCGCTCATCTTTCTTCCACCAGTCATCACCTTTTGCATGTTCGGTTTCTTTGACGATGATCATTGTATTGTCCGGAAGCGGATAAGAATAATACTTTTCGCTTATTTCCGGCACAGCAAGCCACAAGTTCCATCCTGTATATTTGTCCAGAAACTCTTTGCGTTTCTGATTATTTGTTAATTCGTTCAGCGTCATCTCCTCACCTCCCAGTTTCCGCACTCCCGACAGCGAATCTTACTGCTACATAAAGTGCCTTTTATCATTGACAACCTCGGGCAGGTCGGGTGGACATATACAATCAGCTCACCAACTCTGCCGGTACTGTGTTTACAGGTTTTATATTTTTCTGCCATGTTCAGCTCCTTTCTTTCGTTTCTGGTAGATACTCCGGAAAATCAAATATTGTCATCTGTACTTCTGGAGGATTTTCCCACTCAACACCTATGTAATCTAACACACGTCCCCAGCCATATTTCTCACCAGTTTTCGGATCTGTACAGCAGCGATACATCCAGAACTCCCACTCTTTCGGATTTCTTTCCCGAAGTTTATCAAACCTGTGGGGACGCTGTTCCAGGTGAATTCCAAACCCACACATGGAGCATCCGGTCCGCTGTGCGCCTGTGGTTCGAAGAACTGCGATTGGATCAGTAACAATCTCTCCGTAGATTTCCGGAACAATAGATAACAATGGAACATACTCCTTAAGGCTTCCATCTTGATTCCTTCCATAAGGTTGCGCATGGAATCTTGCTTCAAAGAAATCCAAATGAGCGTGATACCATTTGTCCATTTCAAGTGCCAGTCTTAAAATATCCGATCTCATGAATATTGCAAACGGCGCGGATCTGATCACTGTCTTGCCATAATAATTACAGCCATGGTCTATCAAGGCCTCTTCCCTTTGTCCGCCTTCACTTGCCATCATCCCCAGATATGGCACACTGTTATGTTTTTTCGCCCAGTCATCACAAGGCTTTTCTTTCAGCCAATTGCAGCAGTCATTTGATACCGGAATGTCCGGATCTGGCTTGCCATAATTCACACCTTCGTTCTCATTCTCATAGCCGCCGAATAGTTCCAGCCATTTCTTCGGTAGCTGCATCCGGCTATTCTTGGCAAAATGCCCCTTCTCTCCGCATTCACCTGTTATAATGGCATGACGGACAGTTTTATTATTTTCTGTTGGGTGTTGCAGAGTATTGATTCTGCCAGCTATCTTTTTGCTGATAACCGGAAATCCGACTTCATTAAGCACTTGTACCTTGCTCTTGTATGACCGTACAATCTCAACTCCGAGAGCTCTGTGCACCTTCTGGATGCTCTTATCCTCCACCCCAGAAATAGATATTGCATGAGGTTCGATCCCGATACTGCACAACCAGATATACAGGGTTATACTATCCAATCCTCCCACGCTTACATGTACATTCATGTCTCTGCTAAGGATTTCCTCATAGAACTGCCAGGCTTTGATTGCCTGTCTTTTAAGCTTAACCTCATAAGGCAGCCTTTGACGTGCCGTAAATATAGCTCTCTGCTCTTTCTTCTTTTGTTTCCACTCTTCCGTGGATAATTCATTTTCCATCTTTTCAAGAAGCCCGGTATACCCTTACTCCGGCCGGAGGCTGGCTCCTTTCGTTTACTTTATGTCGCTTGTCCGCAGCGGAATCCGCATATTGCTTTACATCCCATGCAGCATTGCTCTCTGCAAGGCTCGATATCGTTACCTTCCATTATTGACTGTAGGATCAGGCTTTTCGCGGTAAACATCCTCTCACATCCTGTGTCCGTCATAAATTCACAGGCATAATCATTTATCTTTTTTCCCTCTGATCTAGCAATACATGCTTCACAGCCAATAGAATCTTTCAGCGTACAGATCACATATCCATCCGGAAACAGTTGTATAGGAGCAGCTATACAATCTTCTATAGTACAGCCAGTATATTCAACATAGTGCTCACACTTGCGCTCTGGATAAAAAGCACCTCCCCTACACCAATGCTCCTGCTCTCCTAGTTTATTCCAGTTACTCCAGCCAGTACGCGGCGGTTTATCCGGGAATGCTTTATTGTACGGGTTTGCTTTTGCCCGGAAATCATCCCAGCATTTTCCATACACACATCTGTGGGACCACCAAAACAGACAGGTCTTGCAATAACAATCCTTACAGTACATTTGTAGGCTTGGATTTTCTGATATTTTCAAGAAGTCCGATAACTCCATCTGGCCTTCACAACTATAATTTTTAAGCATTTCTTCTAAGTCTTCTTTCAGCCCAGAAACTTGTTGATAAAATACTGCTGTCCCTTTCCGGTAACTTTTGTTGTTCTGGTGACTCTTACGCTTCCATCCGGATTAGTAATGGTGGTTTCTTTTACCTCAAACAAGCCCATGTCTGCTGCCTTCTGGGTTGGCATGTTTCGACTGGATCCGGATTTTATCAGATAACCGTTTTCTCTCATCCATTCAAACAGGCGTTTCTGCCCTGTCTGGACACCATTCTGGCAAATGAGTTTTGCAAGGTCTCCGATCAGAATTGATGTATTGCTGGCTGATACGGCATCTGCAAAAATGGTTTTCGGCTTGTCCGCTTCAATCTTTAACCTCTGCTCTTCAATTACCTTGTCTCTTTCCTCGATTTTCTTTTGTGCCACCAAGACGGCCTTGGCCATCAGCTCATCATCAGAAAGATGTTCTTGGCCAGCAATGTAACCACCGTTCTTTCGGATAGATGGGAGAACTTCCGATGTCACCCATTTCTTAAATCTCTTTGCTGATGCAAGCTTACTGGACAATATAAGACTGTAAAGACCAGATTCTTTGATAAGCCAACCACCACGCTGTCCTAAACTCGACGCTGATTTGTCGTTGAGTTTGCCATCCTCATCAACATGCATTGCAATAGCTTTGTTAGGATCTGCATACCCAAGAATCACCGCCACATCTTTACCAACAAACCACGGTTCATTCTCAATAATTACAGTTCGGATTTCTCCAAACTCTGCATTCTTAAAAATCTGTAAATCATTCATTAACTCTGTTCTGTCCCTCCTGGCTTTTCTTTAACAGCTGTTTTTCATATTCCTCAAAGTCATATTCCCTCTGTGGAAAGTTATTGAACCGGTTCTTACTGCCCTTTGCTTCTGTCTTTCTGGTTCTTGTTTTTTTCAGAGGGTAGAAGCTCTTCCATCCGTTCATAGCGGATTTCTTTACAATGGCAGTCAGCTCCTCTGGTTTGTCAGACATGGATAGAAGTTCTTCCCGCAGAAGCTGTACCTGTTCTTTCGTCAGACTGTCTCCATTGTTCTGTCTTACCTTCAGGAATAACAGGAAGGCATCATTCAGAGAAGAATCTTCAAAGTATGTACCCGGCGGAGCCGTATATATATACTCTCCTTTCTTTTCCTTTCCTTTTGTATCATTTTTCTCGGAATTATCTTCATTTTTCCTGGAATTATCGGGATTATTCTCGGAATTATTTAAAGAAGGGTTCACTTTAATAAAGGTCTCCGTTTCTTCTTCCGAAAGGAGCCAGAAACCCTCTACTGTGATCGGATTTTTCAGTGCCCTGGCTTTTACCATTGCCTGATATCTCCGCTGTATTCCGGCAGAGGTCAAGACCTTGTCCGACTGAAAAAGTGTGTTATCAAACAGTGACCGTTCCAATAAGAAGTTCAAGACCTGCTTCACCTTATTGCTGTCCATGCTCAGATCATCTGAGACAATGAACTCAAAATCCTCATCAATCTTTAAATAATATCCAGCTTTGTATATCTCACATAGGATATACAGATATAAGGTAACCCCGTCAGCCCCATAACGCGCTTTCAGGATCTTTACCTTCTTGTCTGAGAAGAAATCCACATCCAGGCGAAAAAAGCGATTTCCTTCCTGTTTCCGCCTTGCCATATATGATTAAGCCTCCAGTTCTTCCAGACAGATCTCCAGTCTTGGTCTTTCGCTGTACTGCTTTCTTACCTGCAGCTCCACGACCTGTGTATCATCCCGGTATGCCACCTCATTAAGGGCATCCAGAACAGCTTTTACGATGTTGTCAATATCGGGCTTCTTTGTAGGAAGTAGCTCCCCGCTGAGCATGGCTGTCTTTTTCACCTTTGAACTGCTCTTGGGAATCTCATAAAAAGCCTGGATCCTCGCTTTGATATAGGCTCCATCTGAGAATCTCTGTTCCCCAGCAGCCTCCATATAACGGGTAGCAATAAAATTCTCATACAGGACCGTTTTATCCGGTGTTGTGCTGCTCATAGCCTTTTTCTTGGCATTATAGTAAGTACGCGCCCTGGCTTTTCCCTGAGGCTTGCCAGGCACTGTGAAACAAATTGCTGTCATAAATATAAGTCATCCTTTCCACTTCCCCAGCCTGTTTAAGACCAGGGAAGCGTTCTATCACGCGATAATAGTTAAACGCTTGTAAAGATCTTCCTCGCTCTCAAGGTTGCGCACAAAATAATCACGGATTTCTTTCATTGCAACATTCTTCCAGAGACCACCTTCGGCTTCTACGATCTTGAATACCGGAGCACCACCAGCGTCCTTGATACGGAAAACAAACTCACTTTCCGGCTGCTTCACTTCCAGGAAGGTCCTGTATGGGATAAGGGTAACCGGATTCGGAACCAGAACATCTGCTTTTGATGCAATCCCCTGCTTAATGGTTGTCTTCTGGGTAACGCCGTCATCACCATAATTGGCTGTTGTTTTTGCCTCAACATTTCCAGATACTTTCAGGATAGCTTCCAGATCAGTGTTCTCTTCAAAGTTTGCCTGCATTTCAATGAGAAAACGCTCCTGATCGTACCACTCATCATAGCGGAAGCGTGGAGTCTCAGCCCTGCACACAAACAGGCGCTCTCTTTTTCTCTCTGCATTCAGACCGGAATACAGTTCTACTTTTGTCGGACTTATCACATGAATGATCATGGACTCTCTGAGTTCCTTGGTGCAGCTCAAGATATAATCAATCATGCTGCTTAAGTTGGACGCCTCAATTGGCTCCGCCATAGGTTCATCGTCATATCTGCTCAGGTCCTTATCACAATAGGTCTTGCCTGCAATCGTGACAACTTTCGGTTCCATTGCTTCTGCTTTTAAATCTGTGATGTACTTGATTGCTTCTTTGATCATCTTTCTTCCTCCTTATGCCTGTCTAGCTCTTAAATCAATTACATTGTCTGAATGTTCCGCCTGTTCAATGATCTCCCCAGTGGAAGGATCAACCTGGCGCGGTGTTTTTTCCCTCTCATCAAAGGAATCCGTTACCTCCTCAATGGTCATCTGGCCTGGGATCTGGCTGCCAATCTCAACAGCCTCCACTTCATTTGTACGGATG